TATAGACCCAGCAACACGAAAACCGTGGGCTGTGACATTTATGGCGGTTAGTCCAGACGGAACTAAATACATTGTAGATGAAGTATTTGTTAAGGGAGTAGTTTCAGATATAGCAGAAGCAATTTTGATTAAAAGAAAACAACTCGGATATCAGAAACCAGCCCTAGCAACGATTATAGACCCACTAGCAGTAGCAGAAGACCCTATAAGTAAAACTACAGTTTTGAACGAATTTATGAAGTATGGAATATTTTGTCAAGTAGGAAGCAAAGACAGAAATAGAGGCATACAACTATTGAAACAAGAATTAATAATTAGAGACACAGATGAAAAAGCAGGAATATATGTATTTGATACTTGCCGTAGAACAATTCAAGAGTTCGGACATTATATTTGGGACGAACATTCTACAAGACAAGCAAGAACTTCAAGTGATATAAAAGAAATACCTAAAAAGGTTTATGACGATATGCTTGAAAACATACATAGATTAATGATAGCAGGATTCGGATATATTGAACCAAGACCACAACAAAAACAAACTAATCAAATTCAAGGAATAGGAAGATGAACAAAAAATTACAAAAAATTAACGAAGACTTTGATAAGAAGAACGATATAGCTGTTGAAAAACTATATAGTGAAAGAGTTGATATTATAAAAGATAAACTAGCTGTTAAAAATAAAAAGCTAACCAGAGAAGAAGCAACAGAATATGGTAGAAGACACGGATTTCTAAAAACTGAAAGAGGAGCAAAGATAGTCCGTGGAGTTCTGGATAAAAAGAAAGTACAGGGAGACAGTGCCTATTATCAACAGAGAAGAAAAGATGAATGGGGCAAGCATAATTTAATAGAAAAAATTTCAAGAGAAAGTATCAATGAAGGTCAAAAAGAACTTCAACAAGAGTTTAAACCTAATAAAAAAAGTAAATCAATTTTATTTTAATTTATGATAAAAGAAGAACCAAAACAAGAAGTACTAGAGAGTTTTCAATCTAATACAGACCAAGGTATTTCTGATAGGATTTTTGCTCAATTTCTAAAGTGGAGAGATAATAAAAATCTCCAGTTTGGTTATTTTAGGAACAGAAATTGGCTTGATTATGTAGATGACTCTAATAAGTTATTTAATAATTACAAAGTTAAACCAGATTGGAAAGAACCTTGGCAGTCTAATATAAGCGATACTACTGTCCACGCTAAGCTAATGGCTATTATAGCCCAGCAGGTAGTCAATCAATATACAGTAGCTTTTGCTCCAAGATTTAAGAGAGATATTTTTTCAAAAATAAGAGCACAAGTTTTACAAGATATTTATGACTTCACAGAAAGTGGAAGTGGAGCAGGAACAAGAAATGGAGAAATAGATTTACTTTTTATTATATTAAAAGCTTGTCGTGAAGGTAGAGTATTTGGATTTGAAGGGTATCGTAAGAATAAAAACTTTGAAGGCATAGACGCACAGTTAATTCCTATTGATGACTATTTTCCTTCAAATATGAAAAAGTTTTTTGTCTATGAAGACCCTAAGAAAATATGGAGGTCTATTATTACTAAAGACGATTGGAATGAGAAATTTAGCAACTGGTATCAATTTGATAAAGTTAAGACACGGTCAGAAGTAAACAACGAACAGTTACTTTTCTTTAATATATCTCAAGATGTTAAAAGTAATGAAGTAGAAATATTAAGATATTTTGATAAGTTAAGTAATGAGTTCTTTATTACAGCTAATGGAATTTTAATTGTTAACCCAAATAACCAAGGATACAAAATAACAGATAGAAGAAAAGATAAAGAAGATGGTATTTGGAGTACAGTATTTGAAGCTTATGATGATAATTTTCTTCCAGGTCGTTCCTTACCAGACTTAATGTCAGATGCTCAAGAGGGAATAGATTTCTTATTTAACTCAATGTTTGATAAAGAGATACTATCAGTTATGCGACCATTACTTATTGGTGGGGTTAATCAATCAATTGATAATTATTTACGACCAGGCGGACAAATACAAATGGCTGACATAACTCAAATTAAAGAACTAGATTTCAAAGGAGCAGACTTAGGAGCATTTCGTATCTTAAAAGAACTTCAAGACAGACAGCATTTCGTATCAGTTGACCAAGTATCTCAAGGTGTAGCTATAGGAAGCAAAACAGCAACAGAGGTTGAGAGAGCCCAACAGGCAGCTGAAAAACTTAATTCTGTATTTGGAGTAATGGTTAAATCAGCACTTGTACAGAAAGGTAGATTAAGAGCAGGAACTATTCAGCAGTTTATGATTGGAAGCGATAAGTTTAATCAATTTGTAACTGAAAACGTAAAGCTATTCAAGTCAGGAAAAACAGGAACAAGAACTTTGAGAATTACAAACAAACCTCAAGTATCAAGACAAGATGGTTTCTCTCCTAATTTAGAAAAAGAAGCAGACTTTATGGAAGGTGGTTCTGAGTCAAACGAAATATTTGAATTAACACCATCACAAATAAAAGACTTTGAATTTGGTGTTTCAACAAAAGCACCATCACAGACAGAGAAGAAATTGAAGTCAGCTAAAGATGTAGCTTTCTGGAATGAAGCAAAACAAAGACCAGACCTATTTGACCAGAAAGAGTCAGCAAAGGATTTCGCAGAAGCTATGGATAAAGACCCAGATAGAGTTCTATCTAAAGAAGAACAACAAATGATGCCAGAAGAGGGTAAAGCTGATGGAGCAGCTCAAAATGTTATTCCATCATTAGAATCTATGATTCAACAACCAATTCAATAATATGAAACAAAAATTAATCAACTGGCTTTTAGGGAAGTTTTTACCTAACAGCTTCAAATTTGTAGATATAAAAGAAACAGAACGGGTCAATGCCTGTCAGATGATGAAAGACCCATCAATAGTAAAATATCTTAGTAGTGTTTTAACAGAAGATATAATCGCATATATTTATATATCCAAAGAACAAAGAGATGAACAAAAAGGAAAGATTAACAGAATGGTTGATATTCTTAATCAGATAGACAAATCTAGTAAAGATGCCTTAGATATAAGAAAAAGAAATGAAACAGATATTTTAATGAGAAAAGAAAATAAACATAGTCCATATTGGTCGATTAAAAATAAAATAATAAAAATAAAACGAAAGAAAAACTAAAATGAAATTATTAAAAAACAATGGTACGCCTTATGTAAAAACAATAAGTGTTGGAAGACAAAATACTTATTTCACAAAGGCTACTAAAGGAAAGTTTAAAGAGTGTTTAGTTACAGTTGGGGTTCATCGTCCAGAAGCGGTTGACCCAGAACTAGAAGAATTTAATATCAAAAAGAATGAGAAAATTTTTCTTTATAGCAAAAGAGAACAAGCTAAAGGAGAATGGGTTGTTGATAGGTCAAGAGGTGATAATGGAATTAAAATAGCTAAAATTTCAGACAGTTTCACAGTTACTCATTATCCACATATTGTTGGAGTTAAGATAGGAACAAGTAAATATGATGAAAGAGAATATAATGTTTTATCAGGTCAAGTTTTAGAAGTTGAAGACGCTGATGCTGATATTCTATTCAAGCAATTTGGTTCACTAGATGAAGTTGATGATAAAGGAGAAGTCATAGTTCAGAATAGGTGGCAACGAGATAAAAAAGAATATGACGATAAAAAGAAGATTTCTTCAAGTGAATTAGCAATTAAAGTTCCTAAAAAGTTTGAGGAAGTAGATTGGAACGATAATCGTTTCAGACAGACACCGATAGAAAAAACACAACCTAATCTTGAAGAAGACTCAAGTATGAAAAAGAATGAGGAAGGAGATAAAGAAATATGACCAAATTCCCAATCATACTATCAAGACAACAACAAAAGCAAGCTGAAGAAAAAGAGCAGAGAGAATTAGCAGAATACAAAAAGAAGATTATGGGAATAGCCAATGATATAATAGGTGATATGATTGACGATGGATTAACTGTAGATGACTTTAACAATATAGTAAACGTAATTCAGATGAGATTTAATAAATCATTTAAAGAAGGTGAAATTAAATCATTAATAAAAGAAAAAACGGCGTAAAAGCCACTAAACAACTAAATGTCATTTGTTTAGCAGATAGCTAACTGCTTAATAAAAATGGTTTTTAGAACAAATATGACCAAAGAAAACAAAGACTTAAAAAAAGAGGAAGCTAAAACCTCTACGGAAGAGTCAACCGTTGAAGAGAAGCCCGATAAAAACATCGAGGAGAATGAAGAGTTAACCGCAGCTAAAAAGAAAGCTGAAGACCAAGAACGCAGGGCTATTAAAGCCGAAGAAGATAAGCGTAAGGTAGAAGCTAAACTTGAAGCTAAGGGTAACACTGAAACTCAAGATGATATTCCTGATTGGCAAAAGGAAAAACAAAGCGAACGAGAAGAAAGATTTCTTCTTGCTCAAAAAAACATTGCCAAGAAATTTCCATTCTTACAATCTGAGAATGACCTTGATGGCACCAATTGGACCAAGTTTAAAGAAGCTTGTGATAAATATGGTGGTCCTCAAAGTTTGACTCAAGAAGGTATAGAACTGGAATACGAAGGATTTATCAGAATGGCTTTACCAGAAATGGTAGCCGAGAAAAACCAAACTCTTGACCCCGTAGTCGAGGACTCGGGAGTTGGTGATGTAAGTTCTTCACCAAAATCTACTGAGAAAACTCAATCAGCTCTTACAAGACCACTTAACGCAGAAGAAAAGAAAGCAGCGTCTTTCTTTCCTAGCGGAGAAGAGGGTTATCGTAAGAAACTAGCCGAAAGAGAAGAAAGCAGACAAGGTAACCTTACGTCTAAATAACAATAATCAAAAAAATTATGTTAGTAGATGGATTCAGACCAGTAATAAACGAGAATGGTCCACTTCAGTACGAAAGAGGGATTATTGGGAACACTATTACCCTAACAGTTGGTGATGCAGTCAAAATCACTCCTGATACAGGTGGTAGTTATATTGAACCAGCTGACGCAACAGATGATAATGTATATGGCGTTTTAGTTGATTTAGTTGATAAAGATGGTTTTTCTTACAAGACAAAAACATCTAACTTTGACGGAACTTACACTGAAGCTGCTGATGGTGATACTTATGTATCAGCCTCAGACAACTTAACAGTTAAGAAAGTCCAAGCTAGAGTTTGTCTCGCACAAGGAACAATCTTTTCAGCTAAACTAGATGCCGCTGCAGGTACTACTACAGGAAGTGATAAAATCGGAATATTTTTCGATATTCTTACTTCTGATTCAACTTCATTAGATGAATCAAGTGTTAGTGCTACCAAAGCTACTTATCAGAGTGTGTCAACAGGATTAGGTTCAGATAGCCCAGTAGACCCAATATACCCAGGAAGTACGACCAGAATACACGTAAAGGTCATAGAAGTATCCAGATATCAAGCACAATAATTTTGAACATTTATGCCTGAATTATATTCACAGTGGGCTAAAACCCACGAAACTAATATTTTGGAATACCTCCAAGATGGTTACGATGAGCATACAGATTGGACTCCAGAAATTTACAATGTTCAAAATAGAACAGCTGGTGTCAATAGATACGACGAAATGTTTGGTCCTTCTTCTATTCCAATAGTAGCTGGCGATAATGTAACTACCCCAGAAGCAGAGTTTCAGCCAGGGTACCCAACTGTCGTTCGACCAGTCATCTTTAAGTCAAAGATGGGTGTAACCGAAGAACAGTTCGATTGGAATAAGTATGAAGGAACATTAGACAAAGCAAGAACTTTAGGTGAAGCAGCTAAACAAACAATTAACAAGTTTGGTGCTCATCCTTTCATCACAGCTTTTAACACAAGCTACACAAGCTATGGCGATGCGTTGCCATTGGCTTCAACAGTTCACACAAGACCAGATGGTGGAGATACGCAAAGTAACGCATCTTCAACTTCAATAGCTTTAACAGAAGCTAACCTTGAAACTGGTATGATTGCTTTAAAGCAACAAAAATCAGGACAAGGTAGGAAATTAAATCTAGGTAATGGAAACATTATTTTAATGGTTCCAGAAGCATTAGATAAAGAGGCTATGATTATTACAGGTTCAAGTTTACGTTCAGGAACCCCTAATAATGACCTTAACTGGTATGGTGGCGGAAAGATTAGCGTATTCGTTAATCCTTGGATAGGCAGTGATGTAACCGACCCGTATGGTAATACTGGAACAGATACCCAGTTTCACTTATTAGGTCGTGGTAAACACAAAATGCGTTTTGTTTGGGATAAAGCTCCTTATTACAAGACTTGGGAAGATATGGACAAAGATGTCATGTACACCAAAGTTAAGTTTAGAGGAAAAGTTTTTTGGACTAACTGGTTAGCTACTTGGCACTCGAAGGGAGATGCCACAAGTTATACCTCTTAATTCTTATGAAAAAAATAACAAACAGAGCAGAACACAAAGTACGATTTAAGTCTTCAATTGGTGGAACTCCTAAGGTTGAAGATAAAATCATTAATGGTTCTCAAATTAATGACATCGTATTAGGTGATAAAATTTCTATTCCTGTTGGAGGCGAAAGAATCGTCGTTGACGATATTGCCGAAGTTCTTATAAGGAAATATCCATACTTAATTGTAAAAAGTATTTCCAATAAAGAAGTTAAAGCTATTCTTAAAGCCAAAAAACAGGAAAAGAAAGAACAATTAAAAGTCGAAAAGAATAGAAAGATTGAATCTCTTAAAGAAGAGATAAAAAAACTAGAAGCTAAAAAAGTTAAAAAACATGCTAAAAAAAATAATAAAAAATCTACTAAAAAAAGTAAGTAAAGTTGATTACAAGTTGTTTACAATAGCTGTTTTAGGAACTCTATTGGCAACTGGTTTTGTCTTTGCTTATCAAGGCGGAACAACGACAGTAATTGAAGAAGCCCACGATTTCATTATCGAAGGTGGTTGTAAAATCGCTGAGGAAATTGGATTAGGTGCTTCAGCAGATTTTTGTGCAGGTGATGAACCTGTTACAAATATGTGCGTAGTCGACATCTATGACCTGACAGTAGCAGCTGGTGGATTTACTTCCACTGGTTCAGTAACAATGAGTGGTGAAAATTCCTTAACAGGAACTACATCAATTCCAATGTTAGATGCTTCATTTCAGGTTGATTTAGACTTTCAACAAGCCACAAGTGGACAAGCAGTTGCAATCGAAGGAACTCAAATAATTCCAGGTTCTATTCAGAACACTGGTGGAGACCTTCTTTGTACAGACACTTGGTTAGATATTTCAACAGCTAATGGGCTATTCGCAGCTACATTAAAAGTTGGAACAAGCAC